TTCCCGCCTTGTTGTGAGACAATTGAATAATAATGTCATCACCAACCTCGTTTTGGCAACCAGTGTTTTGTTGCCCCGGAACCGATACAGTGGCGCTGCCAGAAGCGCCAGTCGGTGGGAATTGAAACCGGTCGCAAACCCAACATATATCCAAACTGTTACATGGAAACACAAGTCCGGCAGTATCTATCGCCGCAGCTTTTAACGGTATGAATTCTTCTCTCAACCCAAAGTTGTAAACATTAACAGCCTGTGGGCTTGGCGCTGAATTGACCAACGACGTTCCCATTTTGACAATTCGCGATTCGACCACCGTCTGGCAAATCGAACCTCCAATGCAGTATTTTGCGCGAACAAACAATTCAAATACTGTTTCCGGTGCAATGCAGTTTAGCTGTGCCATTCGCCCCGCGAATCCACCAAGCATACACGGATCAAAATTGAGGCACTGACCACCGCCTTGGCATTCTGGCAGCGATGACCACGGTTCGCAATTTGAGTTGCCTCCGCTAGATACAGTCGAACAATCCGGCAGTTGCGCCCACCAATCGACGCATACGTTAAATGGCATTGGAATTTTTGTCGTTCCAATGCACTGTCTAACCAGAGTTCGCAGCAACGTGTTGGCATTGACTGTCGGATAGACGCAGCAACAGTTACAGTCGCAAGAACTGGTTGCGAGGCACCTTTGGCATGACTGTAACTTAAAGTCAAGCTGAATTACTGACGCACAAAACGGATTGCAAACCATTTTTTTTAACCACTAACAGCTTGGACAGTCGAATGTTGATGCAAGCGTCTGCCATGCTGTTAATATTTGCGTGGCAATCGCTTCGCCGTCTGTATGGAAAAAGCTTTGGTCTTCAAAGTTGACCGTGTGAGTCGTGGTAACATTTATGTACAGCGAGTGGACCGCGTCCAGCAGCGTGTCGGTGACATCTACCTTGTAGTAGTCGCCAGTAATGTAGGTCACAACCAGACCAACGAGTGGAGAACCATTGGCAAATGCTGTGACTGTATAGGGCGTAAGGACTCCGGGGGTTGGGTTGTCAACATCGTGAAATACGAAGCTATATTCTATTGCCATTTCGTTCCCTGTTTCCTGTCAAGAATGAAAAAAAGGGACTGTGCCAGTGAAACACGGACACATGACAAATCTCGCCCCAGCATGTCAAACGATGAGACAAATGGCGCGGGCAGATTTCTAATGCGCATGCGATCACTCCTTGATCGTTAGAGACGAAGATGGTCTTGCGACCGACACAGCCCTCCTTGGTACTGGTCAGTCTACCATGAGATTTGGCGACCTCAACACGCGGTTTGCTGATAAGGATGGAAAAACCCACTCTAGCCGTCGATGTCTGGCACCCATTCTTCTCCGTCGTCATCAAGCGATGGCACCATCCAGTCCACAATCTCAGCAGCAGTATCCTCAAGGGCGATTGGTCTGGTGGCGGCATCAAAAAACTCACTCAAGCTCTTTGAGCTGCAGTCCCAGTCAAACATGTCCAGTTCTGAAACTGCATATCGCAACAGCTCCGATTTTCTAACCTCAATCCCATACTGGTTGTGAAGCATCAGTTGTAGCGCCTTCAGTGACTTGTCCATCAGATCAGCCCTCCATACTTGCCGCACCGCTTACGCTGCAGTGCTGAACAGTGATTTGTCGTACCGACGACCAGCCATCAATTCTGGTGTCCAAGTGATTTTGAGCGACACTTTGCCACCACGACCTTTTTTATACCCCAAGGTTCCACCGAGTGCTTCACAAAGGAACAGGATTGTCCTGAATTGTGGCAATCTTGTCTTTTTTGTGCCAAGATTTTTCACAGTTTGGTAGTTTACCCCTGCGGCGTCAGCGAACCGGCCCCAATTCCATTTGCGCCGATACGCCATTTCGAACAGCTCGTCTACGATTTCATTGAGTGAATCAATGTAATCGCTGCCAACCAGCTTCTTCCATTGAGCCTCTGTTCGAGCCTTCTTACGCTTAATCATTGCAGTTTCTCCAGTGTGGTTATAAGCAGCTTGAGATTGCCAAGTCCACCAAACTTGTCGGCCATTCTCTTGACATCCGTCAGTTGTGACAGCACGTCGCTACCGACAACTGCTCCGTTCGACCCACCCGCCCGCTTGCTTCGCTCCTTAACTCGGATTGACGACCATGTCGTATCTGCCATCTTGGGAACTTTGTTTTTATGAGCCATTGCCATCAGTTTTTTGATTGGCAAATTCAATTGTTCATCTGTCAGCGTTGTAACGTACTGCCTTGCTTGTTCTATCTTGCTGACTTTTTGATACTGTCGCCGTGGAGTGGCTTTTGTTTTAGCTGCCATTTGTTGTTTCCTTTTAACTGTGTGTGTAAGTAACTGTCTACATAGTACACACAGTTCACTGACTGTCAATTACTTCTTTGGTGTTTTTTCTTGTTTTTTTGCCCACTCCCGAAACCCCTCTACTGCATGTTCCAGCTCACTGATCCGTAAGTGCGCCTTTAGGAGCATCCCATACATCGTGTTTCTGTCGATCATGTTCAGGTTGCGTGCTTCATCCACCACCTTTTTTCGCTCGGTTTCATACATATCAACAAACGTATTACAGCCTGCTTCCAGCTTCTTATTTTCTGGGCATTCAATCTTTGTCATGCTTCACCTTTTTTTGCACGTTGGATTTGGGAATTTAACGATGGTCGTAACCGCCAGATATAGAACAGCTCAGCTACATTGCTTTCAAATTCACACATTTCAATAAATGCAAACGAGTCGTGTGGCTTGTTATCATGTCCGCTAAGCCTTTGTCCAATGTTCTTGCTGCGACCGACATAGATCACTTCAGAGCCTTGATAAAGAAAGTAAACACCGGACTTGCCGTTCGCAATCTCAACCTGAAAGCGTGAAAACCGTTTTGCAGGAATGTTTGGCATATCGCTACCAACAGGAATTTCAACCTGTTTGATAGTTGTTAACGCTTCGTGCTGCATCTTTTTAGCGTCCATAACCCTGCCATCAACCTCCCGCTGTGCTTTCATAATACTGTCGAGTTTTTGCTGATGGCTTTTCTCGATTTCAGCCACTCGCTCGTCGGAGCGAATGTCATCATACAGGGTGTCAATTGTGCTTTCGATGTCTTCCAACCACGGATAGTCGCAACTCATTGAGTCCCCAGCACTACGCTTGCCACCAAATGCCGCCTCAACTATATCTTTGCGACCAGCGAACGTCCCGCCCGGCAAACAACCCCATCGCCACCTGTATCCGTAATTATGTTCCGCTCTTGTAAAGTGCCAGCTTTCGTCAAGCTGCACATAAGCATTCTCGTCCCAGCGGAAATACCAAGGTAGCTCGATTGTTAGCATGAAATACCCGCTTAGTAGCATTTCGTATCGCACATACTCAATTGAATATCGAGGGTGATAGATGCCGTGTTGTGTTTCTATTTCGCCGGCAGCATAAAATTCGAACATTATGCTTCACCCTCTACTTTTTCTGGGAATTTCAGGGTTTCGTCTTCTGGATCATTGCCGTCATACAACACGACATGCTTGCTCAACACTGACTCCCGGTGTTCATCCCACCACACTGGATCAGTGACAATGACACAGTCGCCAAACTGAAAGCCAGTGTCTTCGCCGTCAATCGTCAACGCGAACACTGCAACAAGATGCAGCTGCTCAGGCAGTGCTGTGTGCTGGGTTTTGAAAAATAGCCTTCGCTCAGAACGGTGTCGTAGCGCCTTCATTAAATGTTTGAGTATCATATATTGCTACTTCTTTCGTTTTGTTGAACTAAAAAATGCCGCTCGCATCAAAACGTGGGGCGCACTGAGGTTTAGTCGAGTCTGGCACAACAACATTGCCACCGGGCCATTCGTAACCATTGAATTTGAAATTCCATACCAACTTGATTGGGTCATCGTGATCTGTTGGTTCGCCACCTGATTTCTTGTGCTTGACCTTCTGCACATGAACTTCTGTGGTGTACTTGTTATTGGGACACTGAATCTGCCGATGAACGATTACGGCATCGTCGCAGCGGTCGTACCACATTGACCCCATTTCAAGATTGGCAATGTGTGGACACTTAATGTTGCCATCCTTGTCACGGTTTCGCTGTGCCTCGCTGTTGGCGTGCATACTGACCATTAGTTTGCATTCATACTTGTCAACAAACCTTCGCATCCAGCTGGCATTAGCGTAGTGTTCGTGATACGAACCAAACCTTAATGAGTTGTATGGGTCAATGAAAAATCCATCGAAGTCAAACATCTCTCGATGGACGACACCAGCGATCTGCAGCAATGAAACGAGCGTGTGGGTGTAGTTAATTGGCAGGAACTGGAAATGGTCATCCACCCAACTCATTGCTTCCCTAAGATGCTCGCAACTGATTTCTGTGACTTCAACGCCAGCGTACCATTCGATCAATGAGATTTTGATTTCGACGTTGTCGTTCTCATTAGTGAATAGAAGAAATTTGGGATGGCTTGGCAGGAGTTTTGCCCATGTGAACAGAATCCACAGCCAGCTAGTAGTCTTCCCAGTCGTTGCTGCCCCGCCGATGATCGTCAGGTTTTTTTTCATCCTCAAGTGCATGTCCAGCTTCACGATGCCACAGCCGGGTATCTTTCCAATCTTCCCTGACAGATACGGTTCCAACTGTTCTTCCGTGATGACATCGAGCATCTGCAAACTCCATTATTTTGATTTCCAGTTTTTGATTTCATTGAATTGTCCCTCTGCTGATTCCCAGTCTTGTTCAGCCACATGGTGTGAAAACGCCTTGCCAATAACGTACAGGCTGTTTTTGAAATCTGTGTACGCAAACCTTGTCGCAAACTGCGGGTGAAACACGCCGACAGGTCATGTTCCCCAGTGTTTAGCCTTGATGACTTCGTGCCTTGTGAACTTACGAGGCACCTGTTCATTGAACACGGATTCCCAGTCAACAGGCCGCCTCGCCGCTGCATAGTCGCCATGCTCGTAATCCATTTGCTTCCCCCATCGACAAAGAAACGCCCACCGAGCAAATATTGTCAAGGACTTGGCTCGATGGGCGTGGGACGCCGATTTGAATTGTTTCCTTGACTGATGCAATTTAAGTCATTGATCGCAGTCAGTCAACACATAGTTACATTATTATTTCTTGTTTTTGTTTTGTTTTGTATAGCGCACACCGCACCCATGTTTTCCCTTGGGAGCGTTCCAAAGGTTTCGGCGGTGCATCAATCCCTCTGTCGATTCACTGGTGTTTAGTAGCGACTGCTGTTTGGGGCCAAATCATATTTATGCCCGTCCCAGTTATCACTACTTCTCACCAAAAAATTTGTAAATCGACTCCAGCGAATCAACAACCACTCAAACAGTCTTTTCCCAATACGGTCGGGGCGCAGCAGGGTTGGCCGCGTGGTTCCCCTCTAAAGTAGACTGCCCCAAAGTGTATGAACCTGCGGATCGGTTCACTGTCAATTGTTGATAGATCGCTGGCGAATCCATGACATTGCGTGGGTCTGAACCACATTTGCCTTTGATGCTGCCCCAAGTAGGAACGTCGAGCTGTCGAATCCGGCTCTCGTCCGTCTCAGTCTCTATGCGTATCGGGGTTTGTTTGTCGGCATTTAACGTCATGGATTTCCTTCTTGAACTTGGAGCCAATTTAGCTCGAACCCAGAAACTGTCAATCTGAGTTTCACCTATACCCCCCAAATGGGGGGGTGGTGCGATTAGACGGTAATTAGCGGGCAATTAAGAGTGGTACCCCCCAGATAGGGGGTGTTGGTGTGGCAAGAACTAGGCAGTTTTCCCACAGAATTATTTCACGAATAGTACCCTTGGTCGGCAAGAAGTTCATCCCCGAACCCTAAACCCCTTTACCCCCTGTCTACACGTCTACACGTCTACAGCCTGTCCGTGTACCCGTAGACGAGTAGACATGTAAACGGGGGGTTTAAGCAAGGAAAAGCCAATGAACACCCAACAACTGGAATTGAGTCGGACCCCAGTTGCCCCGAACCAATACGCCACCAGCGGTACCGTGCAGCTGGGTAACCAGCAGCACCAGTGGGCACTGTGGGAAGGGCAGCAGCTGGGCAAGCATATTGCCATCGACACCGAAACCACCCTGATGCAGCAGCACCTTTTTCAATACATTATAAGCCACTAGAAGCCACTAAACGCCCTTGATTATGGCAGTTGAAATGAAAACATCGAGCAAACTCGAATGGCGCGACCTCAACCAGCCGAGCAACTGCATCAGTTCTCAAAAAAAATCGTTCGAAAGATGTTTTTGGTCAACCCATCGCTGCGCCGGAGAGCCAGCCCTCAAAAACGACGACGGCACAAACCCTAGATTCCACCCATCTTCACCCTGAATCGACCCAGCGATTCGATATCTATTATCATTGACGACTACCAGTACAAATAACATCTGTCGCATCTCTGACTCGAAAATGATCAGCTTGCCGGTATTGTGAGTCGTGCCACGAACTTGCACGCCATCAAAATCTCCAAAACCCGTGCCAAATTCGTTTTCGTCGTTCGGCCACTTCAAGTCTCGAACCAATGCAAACGCCAATTCCGCTCGCGCCCCTATCACATGTCGGCTCAATTGGTATCCACTTTCCCCGTGACCGCGTCCATAGCTGTTCTGCTTTGCTCGTCGTTGCCGAATTTTGCCCACTGAGTCCGCTAATTCCAACTGTGCGTCTGTGAATGTATTCATTTATTCCTCCAAACAAAACGTGCTTACTATTAACTATGCCTATTGACTACCATAGCAGATGAATTATGATTTTAGAAGTCTCATTACACACACTTTCTGAAAAAAGGACACACACATGGCTGCAAACACAAAACTTTCCATTCGTTTGAGTGACGACATTTCCTTGACGCTGGAAAACACCAACGTCAAAGGTGCGATTGCTGCGATTGAGGAATTCGCCACATACTTTGGCAATTCTGAATGTGGCGCTTGCCAAGGAACTGACATGCAGTACATCCACCGACACGTTCAGGATTACGATTTCTATGAAATCAGGTGTCGTGGCTGCGGATCGAAACTGGAGTTTGGTGAAACCAAGGTCGGCAACAAACTGTTCCCAAAACGAAAAGACAAGGAAGGAAACTACCTTGTCGATGGCGGCTGGACGAAGTATCAGCCACAAGGTCAGCAAGGTGCCACAGCGCCAGCTGGTGGTGGCGATCCATTCTAGGAGTAAACAATGAAGACAATTGACAGATTTGAGTTCCCTGAAACTGTAGGCGAGTCACGGAGCTGGAAACCTGTGACTCGCCGAAAAGCATTGCACTCACAAGTGCTTTGTCATGCGCGAACACGCATCGAAGGAATGTGGGCTGCGTACATCTTTCCAGTTCCGGGGATGAACCACGAAGAAGAAGAATGGTTGTGGAAAACGGAGGGCAACAAGCTGCCTGAAGATATCGCCAGAGCCATATTCCCAGCGTTCAGGGAACTGCCCTACGCGAAATAAGAGTTGACTTTCTGATAACGGTGGGTATAGTTACTGCAGGCCGGAATGGTGGTGTACAGGAACGATCCTGTGCATCATTCCGGCCACAACACACACACGGGAGAACGACATGGACTTTAGGGAAAAGCTACGGATTCAAGACATTTCAGCTGCCGAGCAAGCGGAAACGATGGTTTCTGGATACGTGTCATCGCTGCAAAAAGCAGTCACTAACACCCAAGACGCAAAATCCATGATCAAGGTGTTTGAGGGATTTAGGAAAACGCTTCGGAGTGAAATGGAGTCACGTCAAAAATTAGACGACATGGCTGGTGCAGTTATTGCACTGGTTGGCATGTTTGGTGCTGAATACCTCGCAGAATTCACTGACCAAGATGCAATGGATGATGTCAGTACAAGGCAGCGCAAAGTCGTCAAACAGTGGATATCAAAAACCGGCGACGATACAGACTTTGCGTTGCGTGATTTTATTATCACCCTGCGCGAAACCATTTCTGACGAACTGGGGGCATCAACCACTGCAAATGACGACATCTGTAAATGGATTACTCTGATCGGTGCAGATCGGTTTTTAATTATGATGGCCGACAACAGGAGTGCAGCATGAATGATCAGGCGATGAAAGTTTCTGGCATCATCCAGAAAGATGGCCGTAAATATTACATTCTAATCTGGGACACGCAGCTGTTTATTGCCAAACCAACTGATGGTCAAAAGTTTGAATGCAATGGTGTGACTGGCACACTGAAAGCAATCAAAGAAAAAATACGGTCAGGGGAAATAAACAACATCCAAACCAAAGACGCGGATGTTGACCACTGCGTACCAGTCGCAACAACGACGGCGCAACCAACATGGGACTGTATTGACCCATGTGCGTTAATGATTGTTGACGGCAGCGAAATATCAGCATCTGACATTCTTCATACGCTCAACTGCAAAGGCTGGTTGTCAGATGACGGCTTGCCAGATGTTGAAAAGGCTAGACGTGAAGTTGACCGATTCAAACTCAAGTAGTGGAGATTATCAAATGAAAACATTAACGATGCTGTTGATGTTGTGTTGTTCGGTTTGTATCGGCGGCGAACCTGAAATATGGTTCGCGCCGCCGGTGCAGGCTACAGAAGCGGACAAAGCCGCCCAGTGGAGAACGTGGACATCGCGATGCGGTGAATACACAATCTATGGCAAACTTGTGAACCAAACCTCGCTCAAGTTTGAAATCCAGACTTGTAATGGTTGCGTTGAGGTTCATAGACGCAGTGTCAGCAGTGCTGATCTAGCGTTCCTGCGGGAATACAAATACCTGTTTCCTGACGTTGTATCTGAGCAACGGAAGATCAAGGTCGCTGACATCGCTCGCCAGATTCAGGAAATGGACATTGAGGAAGCTGAATTTGAACAGCTCAAACAACAACGATGCATCATCACCAAACGCGGGAGGGTGTCGTGACGATAAACGATTCAATGCAGGTGCATTAAATGAAGTGGAAAACAGCAAGCGGCGAAAAGATCAGAATTAAGGATATGAGTCATTCACACCTGAACAATGCGATTGCATTGTTGGAACGACGTGCAGAGCAAGAATATTTGCAATGCCTGTCGTACCCAGAACCGAACGGTGAAATGGCAATCATTGCATACAGCAGTGCGATTGATGCGCTGTTGGACGGTGGTGCCGAGTCGCTACTGCCAGAAATTTACTACGAGCTAACTGCCGAACTGGACAAAAGAAAAATATGATTACTTGGGAACATAAAGTGTTTGCCTGCGGAATCGAAGACGACCTTGTTAAACACCTAGACAGTCATGGACAGCAAGGCTGGGAGGTAGTGGCTATCAATGCAGGCTCACTCAACCAACCAGTTGAAGTTGTTTTCAAACGTCCAAGACCGTGGAAAAATGTCAGGAAACAAAATGCCAAAAATTGCGACTAATCACACCGAACTAACATCCGAAACAATTAAACGGTACCAATCGCTGCAGGAAGATATCGGCAAGGTCACATTTAATTCTGTCAACGAAAGTTACAGCTCCAAATACGCGTCGTTGCCGTACCTGCTCCAGACTGTTATGCCAACCGTCCACAAGCATGGGTTTATCATTACCGTCACAGCAACTTCAGAAACTGGGATCGTCACAACTTTAGTGGATGTCAACGGAGAATTGGTCGTTTCATTTGACATGCCTTGGCCGGAAACGCGCGATCCACAAAAGCTGGGCAGCGCCATCACTTACGCTCGACGGTATGGCCTGTGTGCCGTCCTGAATCTATGCGTTGACAAGGATGATGACGGTAATGCTGCCAGTGGGAAGTCGGCTGCCGCATCTGTGCCACGCGGTTTCGACAAGAATTCTTCGCATGGCTTCGGCAGCAGCCGACCTGCAGAAGATGAAAACATCCTTCCGCCAAAGTCAAAAGGTTTGCATAAAACGTCAACAAAAGGCAACCGGTCTACCAAAAAGCGGGGTGAACAGTATAAACTGCCATTGGACTCGGAAATCCCTTTTTAGTTGAGGGCATGGAATGCCACTGCATGCAGGAAAAAAAGGCAAGCGATTTGAACTGGATGTTGCCAAGCGATTGTCAGCAGCGTTTGAAACAAATATCCGCCGCACGCCGAACTCTGGTGGTCTGAGTTTCAAAGGTGATATCATTGCCACTTATGGAATCCTCGCAGAATTTTCATGGGAGTGCAAAAATCAGGAGCGGTTAAACATCTGGTCGGCGCTCAGACAGTCACGCCAAGACGCCATCGCCAGCAATAAGTCACCGCTGGTAGTGTTTACGAAAAATCGCGAAGATGATTATGTTGCATTGCCGCTCAACGACTTCATCAACCTGTTGAAAAAGCTTGATGACAACCGAAAAATGGATTGATCCGTGTTGCTTCCAGCCAACTGCCTGTGCATAAACCTGTCACGTCTCCCAGACGTTGAAAATGGGATGCGCGAGGCACTGCACGCAGTCGGGTTGACGTTCGCCAACAGCTTCGACGCGCCGCCAGTGAAACAAAACGAGTTTCTACAGCGATTCTCAGATCGGTACATTAAACGCAGCTGCAGGTACGACTATCAGCCATCTGTCAGGCTTGCCATGCTGCTGCTGTCCAGTGATGCGAAAGTCTCGACGTATGCTGTTGATGATTTGATTGACTGCATCCTGATTATATCTGAAAAGCTAAACCAATTGAGGATGCAGGGATTAGTTCCAGTCCCAATGCCAACTGAAATTGAAATGATGGCCGGTATAATCAGGGAAGACGCCTCTCACGGACAGGAAATAGTCTATAATTCAATACCACCCTATCTGAAAACGTCAGGCACCAGCGTTTATACTAAACAGCCAATCAGCACCAATACGAACCTTGGGATAGGGTTTGTGAAATTCTTTGGCGATACAGTTACATTTCCGACTCAACTTGCAGAACTTGCGATGACTGACGGCAATCACAACTGCAGTCGCGAGTTAATCACTGAAGAAGAACGGTACAAACGCTGGGATATTATCACCAATGCACGCATAGAAGCTGGTGAACAGATTGTTTTGGGATAGTGTGTTGCCTTCATTTGTTAATAACTGTATGTTTACTTGCAAAGGAATTACAGATGACTAAACTTGTTTTATCTTTGGCGATTCTGTTAAGCGCACCAACTGTTGCATCAACAATGGATTGGAGTGATTTGCAGTCAGGGATTTCTGCTGTTGCATCAACACTGGTCGTTGATAACCCATTCATTACGCAACAACCAGAAATCAATGCACCAGCTGAAGTCATTGGACGGAGCGACTTCCACTCAGGGATCATCGCTGCGGCAGTCCGGGCGAGGCAGGCCGGAACGATTACAGCACGCGACAGT